GCTGACCGCAACTATATGGGCGGTAACACCAGCATTCAAGAACCCGTTCGCATCATAACTCCATATATAACGCCATTAGAAAGTGTTACATGGTTGATGGATAGAGCAACCACTCAGATTGGCGCTCCCTTTTATGCCTATCAAACTATATACGATCAACAATTAAATGGTGGTGAAGATGTACTCCGATTTGGTAATTTAGAATATATGTTCAGCAAACCAGTTTGGAATCAAAATCAACCATTATTGTATTCTCAAGGAAGAGGTCAAGAAGGTGGCGGTGCTAAATTAGAAAAATCAAAATACATAGTCAAAAGATTGTCTATGCAAAACATACAAGACACTCTGAAATTGATACAAGAGGGTGCTCTTGGAAGCAATCTAAGTTCCTATGATTTATTCAGCAGTCAAAGATACACAAGGCATTTTAATATTCGCGAACTTCTTGGTAAAATGGAACAAAATAATATGTTTGGTGAGGGCAAACAAAATGTATTCGACGAAGAACAAAAACTGACGCTCTCGAATGAAACTAAAACTCTAGACAAATATGATGCGCGATACATCAATACTGTCACGTCATATGGTACATACGGATATAGAAACAGTTACCATGACGTCTTTGATCAGTCGCAAGCATTGAATAAAATAAGGCATTATGCTATTAAGAGTTTGTTTAATAAGAATATGATAGACCTCTCCTTTCCTGGTATCACATTTTGGCAGGCATTAGAATTTGGTGCTTCAGGCGTAACTGTTGGCGATCTTGTAAAAATAGATTTTAAAAACACTAACGTAGATGCAGATGGTGACGAACAAGTTAATAAAGAACTTTCAGGAACTTTTTTAGTGCATAAATGTAGAAATATCTTTAAGAGCACTACTCATGAAGTCATTGCATCGGTTTCTAAAGTCGCTGATTATGACGGAGGTACGTCAATTTGAAAACTTGGAATTATGAATATTATGGCGACGATATCCGATGGTTTGTTGCGAATGTTATCGACAACACTCCCCCTTATGGACTAGAGGGTAGGGTACAAATTCGGATACATGGAATTCATACCGATAATACCGATAAGACTGGTATACCACAAAGAGATCTTCCTTGGGCGCAAGTTATGAACCCAGGAGATACTTATGGAGTTTCGGGTTTAGGAACGAGCGCACAAATACTTCCTGGTGCATTAGTGTTTGGATTTTTCTTAGACGGTGCTACTTCTCAATTGCCTCTTGTGCTTGGGTCATTGCCTCGTATCGAATTTCCTACTACAGTACAAGCATCGAATCGTGAGGATATGGCGACTAATCCATTTACTTATGAATTTAATCAATCTAATGCTGAAGCAGTTGACCCAATATTAACAACTTCTGCTAGACCAGCAGGTGATGTTGCCAGATACTTTATTGATAACGGATTTAACGCGAAACAAGCTTCTTCTATAACAGGCGTCTTAGATGAAATAAGTGGACTCGATCCGAATAATGTGAGTAATGGAGTAGGAATCGCAGGTTGGATACCAAACTCCCCTAGATATAATCGCTTCTATGCTTATATCCGTAGACTCGCTCCCGCAAGAGATGCTAGTGACTTTGAAGGGCAATTGCTTTATGTTCTTCATGAACTTAAGACTGCAAGATCTATTGCAATGTCCAAGTTGCTTCGTGCTAGGGAAATTGAAGGTTCTTTATATGGCGCCAAAATAGACGGCATCGAAGAAAAAGGTAATGGAATGGTTGCTGCATTGTCAAAATATTATGTTGATACTAGACTCGCTTATAGTGAAGGTTCTGCCATATCTAAAGCGAAGGCAATATATGGTGGACTTGGGGCAAGATAATGGCCAGAATAAATCTCAGCGAAATAAATTTATATATCAAAAACTTTTTTGAGAGAATCGGTTTACGTGATCTTGAAAAGGTACATGCTGATAGAATTAAGCAATGGTTAATAGAAAACTTATCGAATATAGGTAGATACAGTGTTCGAGACTTTGAGAGAACAGGTAATTTAAACTCTTTCGGTAAACACCCCTATAATGATATGCGACCAACTCATCATGACAGAGCAGATGGTTGGGTTTCGTTAACTGAAGAAGTTCCTGATATTGATCATCTAACATATGGCACGGGCATGCTTTATGTACATGGTGAAATGGAGTTGCCCGAATACTGGAAAGAGCAGGGCGGCAAGCCAGGCGATCACATGTACGATGATGAGTTTCATCAGGTAAACTATTCCGGAACGCAGAAATTTCTGTTTGAAAGAGTTACTGGCGAAACATACACTTTTTGGTATGAACCAAAAACAGGTCTTAATGGGACTGGAAATCCAGGAAGAACTCCACCCACTACTGCTGGTGGAGCGGCTCCTGGTTGGGGGGACCAAGGTTGGAAGCATGGATATCTTTCGAAACTTGCGCCAGAGGTAAACCCAACGATTGTTAACGGAACTTGGAAAGAACCGAATGGTATTCCTGCTACATACAGCGACCCCGTTGCTTGGTTCTATGGTACGATCACTTACACTATTGGTGGTGATCAAGTAAGAGAAAGGCAGGGAGATAAAGCAGATGCAGATAATGATGATATCGTGTATCACTTAGATAACGAGAGAAATAATTATCCATGGAGAGTTATTAATGCAGCGTCAGCAAAGAGCGTGAAGAACATGCTTGAAAATGTTATCAAAGAAGGGTCAAACGGTATGTATGATGGTAGTACACCGCAACTTGCGAAAGACGTTGGTAACTATCCTCCTAACAATGGACTAAAGTTTGTGAAGGACAAGATCGATGGTATCGTAAACTTTATTTCTCCTGTTAATGAAGTTCCCAAGGACTAATTTAATATGGCAATTCCGACGCAAAGTTCTTTTAACACGTTAATCGCGCAGTCACTTGTCACGGCGAACGGTTCCGATGATGCATTCGATGCTCTTACAGGTGGAACCTTACCCGCTGAGACTAAAACTGCGATAGATAAACTTGTTACTGAGACACTAAAACGTAATAATAACAACCCTACTGCGCAGTTGTATGACCAAGTAGCGGAGTTGATGATTGGTTCGACGCCAGGAATGAGTGTTGAAACTCTTGCTAATGTACTTCGCACTACTGACATAGGAGGAATTTTGACTGGCAAATCGCCTTCTATTAACATTGAGAATCAATTAGCAAATATAACATCTAAGTACGAAAATAAGTTATTACAAATTACTGGGGCAGTAGATCAAGAAGTCCTTAGATTGGGATTGCCAGGATTCGCTCAAAACGCAGCAAATGGAATTATTAACGACACCAAATCATTAATTAACGACACGTTAAGAACTAATGGTATTACTAATATTAATGGTAATCCTGCTTCTGTCAATGATGCTACTACAATTGTTGTTAATAAAATTTTATCACAACAAGATTTAATCACTGTTAATGATATCGCCGGAGAATACACTTCAGAACAAGTTTTAGAATCTATAAAAGACGTGGCAGATGCATCAGGAATCATTGACACTGCTGAACAATCAGTGGAGAAGGCGAACGAGCTCGCTGGCGCTGCGATACAAGGAATCAACGGTGGTCCTAATGCTTTAGGAGAATACACTGACGCGATTGGATCTATAAAAGGAACCATACTAGGGTTGACTGAAGTGACCGAACTAGAATTGATTGGTCCTCCTAGTTATGAGATAGACGGGAGTAATGTACAAGCTGGTGGTAAATATATTTCTTCAGTAGAAGAACTTGAAGCGGAAATGGCAAGTATGACGCGTGATATTTCTGAGATAATTGTTCACTGGTCAGAAACTTTTACGAACGCAAACTTAACTGCTGCACAATTAACAGAAATAACAGGATTTGGGGATAATGCCTATCATTTAATTATTCGTAGAGACGGAGCAGTTGAAAGGGGAGTTCCTTTAAATACAGTCGGTAATCATTGTCCAATTAACAATCATAATGCATACTCTATCGGAGTGTGTTTAGTCGGCGGTGTGAATGTTCCTTCTGACACCAGAGAGTTAGAAATCGAAGTATCTGCCAGAAGCATAACCCAATCTCAATATAAAAGTTTGTATCAAATATTTCGCACGTTTTTTGACCAGTATCCTGGTGGTCAGGCACTCGGTCATATGGACGTAGATGTGTCCCAAGACGACCCAGGATTTGATGTACGAGACTATGCGTACAATAATTTCAATAAGCAATCATTATACCTTGATCCACCGAATGACCCTGCATTGTCGCCTCAGGATATCCTAAAGGCACTTGAGGGGCAAGGACCAGATGTATTGACCAAAGACCCTGATGTTATGGAGAAAAAGTTCTAATGACTACTGGTTCTAATAAAATAACAGATCGAATTAAGGACGCTAACAGCGAAAGCCAAGAACTCACTACAGGAATCCCTTTAGACGGATCAGTTGACCCTACAGGTGAATATCCTTTACGATACAATTGGTTTTCTAGCAATGTAAGTGCTGCTGGGCGCGGTATAAAAGTAAACGATCTTTGGATGCGTGGCAGCACTATGAATGTCAGTTTTGATATTCCTGTTGGCACGACCTCCATATATCCCTTTAATCAAGCAAACGAAACACCATCAGGGCATTCTTTTGAGATAGACGATACTCCTGGCAATCAGAGAATTCTTATTAAACATCATACTGGTGCTGGTGTTGAACTTAAACAAGACGGGTCAGTTCTAGTCGCTTCTCGTACTCATCAGATTCAAGTAGTCGGTGCAGATCATGAAGTTATCGTGCAGGGTGAAGGAAACATAACATACGACGGAGACATGAATCTAACAGTTAACGGAAACTATAATCTGACTGTTGGCGGTACTATGAACGTCGATATTGGCGCGAATCATAATCATTCGATTCATGGTTCTTACATTACTGAAACTGGAGACACACACCAAACAATTGTTCGCGGCAATATGGATAGAAAAGTTTGGGGCGATGTTGTAGATTTTACTGCCAGCGAACATAAAATTATCACGAAGGGCGATTTCCGTATCTTGTCCAATAAAGATATTATTCCTAATGCTCGTCGCGGTATTAGGATGACAGCGGAAAAACACCTTACTACTGCATGCGGTGGATTCACCACATTCTCTTCTGAAAAGATTTCTATTATTGGGCGTAAGGGAAAGATTGGCGGCGAAGATTTTCATTTCTTTGGATCATTGTTTACAGGTGGCGGCGATGATACGCAAGGAAAGAATACTGTGTTTCATGGCAACTTAGTCGGTCGTGCTCTAGAAGCATGGACTGCAAAATTTTCTAAGTTCGCAGAACACTCTCATTCAGCGCATGCTGCTACTAATGCTTTGACTGCATCAGGGATAGGAAGCGCAGGACCATTTACTCCATCACCCATGAACTTAAAACCAGATTATGATTTTACTTGGGGATGGAATGCACCAGATAATCATGTAGTTCTACAATCAATGGAGCAAGACGGTAGTATACTAAACGACGACCCAGATTTTTGGGTCATATCAGGATTACCAGGAGGACTGAACCAAGGTTATGCCATGTCTAGTCCGCACTCAGAAAATGTTGTAGGGCACGAACCGTTGTATGATTATTATGGCAACCCAACTAAATGGTGGGAAGTTTGGAACAAGACTTCGCCATATGCAGTTCGTAAGGTCTACGTTGATGAAGACGGTATTCTAGAAGATAAAATTGCAAAAAACGACACGTACACTTATTATTTCAACTGGACTCCAGAAACGCCAGAGATTCGCTCCAAGTTGAGAACAATGGACGGTGCTAACGATATACAAACTTCTCCTGAAGGGCAGACTGATGGTCCTAAGTGTATTCAATCTTTGCTTGATGAAAATAGATTAAGTCCAAAATATAAAGATCCAGGACCATCAGCACCATATGAAATTAAAAGAACTGGCACGAGCGTACCTATTCCGAGATTCGGTTACACGCTTCTGGGCAACCCAGTAGAACGCGCATCAAAGACTTTTACACCTAAAAATAAACAAGCGGCGAGTAGAACTATTTTGGCAGATCCTTTATATAACCCAGATAAAATGGATGCGCCAATCACAAGTAAAACTAGGTTGTCTAAGTCTAGCACCATGTCTAAGTTCTTTGGCGCACCAGGATCTAAAACCAGTTTAGAATTTGTGCCTATCGTAAAAGACAGGCAAGACCTCGCGCGACAGTTTTATCTGCATGCATGGTTAATGGAAGGCGTTGCGTCATTGAAGGAATTTAAAGATTTTAGATTGCAGGTTACGGAAGGATATTACAATCCAGCGAATGGTATTCGTAGAAAGTATGATGGTTCCACAACTGAACCTGCTATCAGGAGATATTGGAGAGAACCGTATCGAAAAGAAGATGGCGGTAGTTGTCAAAAATCAGTCGTACAAGGAACGCCATATATTAATGAGTTGAAGTATGAGGGTCGCGCATGCGCGTACACTCTTTATAACTCTCGAGGAAAGATCGACTACAGCGCAACCTTTGAGTTATCGCTACATATCCGCGATCTGTTCTTTTATGATCAATTAAGTCTAGATTATGATTACACCAGACCAGATAATGTTATGACCCAACAACTTTTAGTTGTTATGCCTAAAATTGAAAAAGACTTTAAGGCAACATTTGAAATGAAGGTCTGTACTTATTTCAATAGACAATTATTATCTGGTGCTGATCTTATTGAAATAACTGATTGATGCCAGTATAAATAGATGTATCAACCCATTGGATAATAACAATAATGGCGCTCAGAAGGATTACACCAGGACTTACCAACGACAAACGATTGGTTACTGGTAAACAAATTGATTACAAAGACATTGATCTTACGTTTACTGCCAAGTCGGGGTCTATCAACGAGCAGGGAATTAGGCAAGGCGATATATTTAAGAAAACAGATGTTGCTGCGGTGATTCAGTCTGTAGAAAATATATTACTGACTAACAGATTAGAAAAACCATTTACGCCAAATTTTGGCGGTAATCTTCGTGCAATGTTGTTTGACATGGTTGAGTCATATTCAGAAAGATTTTTGAAACAGCGAATAATTGCAGCATTAGAAAGAGATGAACCAAGAGTTACTGTTACTGATGTTAAGTTTTATGATAGCGAAAAATTAGTAAAAGCAGGAGCAGCAAACGTATTTGGTCGGGATAGTCTAAGAAACACCATAGCGATAGTAGTAGAATTTGAAATAGACAATTCTGACGGAGTGTTTACCGCAAGAGTTAACATGAACAGGTTACGATAATGGCGACAACTATAACTTCTACAAAATTAGACTTTCAAGAGATCAAGGAAACTCTAAAGAATTCTTTGAAGAATACTGATGAGTTTAATGATTATGATTTTGAAGGATCGGGTATTTCTAATATACTTGATGTACTCGCCTACAACACGCATTTGAATGCACTCATAGCAAACTTTGCTTTAAATGAATCCTACCTTGTCACTGCTCAGTTGCGCCCATCTGTAGTTTCCCTTGCTGAATCTTTGGGTTATGTCCCAGGATCTAAAAAATCGCCAGAAGCGACCGTCAACTTAACAATTAATACAGTAGACGTAGTTGGTATTGCTAATACACAAATAATTAATCCTGGCGAGTTAATTCTTCGCGGAACTAAAGATGGATTAGACTACACTTTCAGTAATAGGGAATCTATCTCTGCTACTTCTAGAGAAGGCGAAGCATATAAGTTCGCTCCTTTAGACGATCCTTCGCAACCTATCAGAGTTTTTGAAGGTGAAGAAGTAGACATACAATTTATTGTAGGCGATGTTGAAGATGCAGTTTATGTAATTCCTGACGTTGATATGGATATTTCTACTGCAATTGTAAAAGTTTTTGAAAACCAAGAAGCAGCTTCTACTGGTGGAAGTTCTACAGAACACACTAACCTTTTGGACGCAACTACAATTACTGAACTTTCTCGTTTGTATGTTTTAAGAGAATCGCCTAATGGATTTTACGAACTTACATTCGGAAACGGTAATTCCTTAGGACAAGCGCCAGTCGCTGGTAATGTGATTAATGTAAACTATCTAAGAACTAATGGTGAACTTGCCAATAACATACCAACCTTGACTTTAAATACAACTATTAATTTCGCTCCTGAGGTTGCTGGCAACTCTGATGTAGAGATCTCGAATGAAGACGTTACCATTGCTGTTCGAACTAGATCTGCTGGTGGCGGTGGTAAAGAAAGTCTGGAATCAATGAGACTTAACGCACCGTATCAATATGCCGCACAGAATAGAATGGTGACTGCAACTGATTATTCTGCGCTAATCTTGAAAAAGTATTCTGCTTTTATTAACGATATAAAATCTTGGGGAGGCGAGGACGATCCTCTACCAGATTATGGTTCGGTCTTTACTTCAATTGTATTTAAAGATAATCTCACTAACGCAACCATAGACAACGTTCGTCGTGGTATCCTCGATTTGGCAGACGACTTCTCAATTGCTTCCTTCGATTTAAAATTTACTGATCCAGAAGTAACTTATATTTCTGCTCAAACATTTTTTCAATGGAACCCTTCTCTTACAGGATTGACAGAATCGACTATTCGGGCAAACGTACAATCAGCAATCGACCAGTACTTCTTAGAAAACACAGGTAAGTTTGACCAAGTTTTCCGAAGATCTAACTTGTTAACCAGGATTGATTCAACTAACCCATCGGTACTTTCTTCTAGATCGAACATAAAAATTAATAGAAGAATAACCCCTACATTTAATTTGAATCAAAATCATGTGTTGACGTTTCCAGTGTCGTTAAGAGAATCTACTCTGGTGATTGAACCTACAATTACAAGCAGTCTGTTTATATACAGAAATCAGACCTGCTTCATTAGGAATAAGTTAGATAAAAGAACTAGAATATCCCTTCCTGGTAGAAACCCAGTAGTATTTGATAGCAAACCTTCTAGTGATTTGGAACTAGTCTCGATTACAGGTAAGGTTTTAGTTAGCAACATAGGATCTTACGATGCTTCTAAAGGTATCGTGAATATTAGTGGACTTAGAGTACAGTCAATTCCTAATGCTAGAAATTATATTAAAATTTTTGCAGTGCCTGCTAATGAATCAGCAGTGGTTGCCAAGTTAAACAACGTAATTCGATTTGACCCAGAAGAATCATTTGCTAAAGCAATATTGGTTGATACTGAGTAAAATACTATGCCATTAGATAAGACTCTAACAGATGTTTATCGTCATAAACTTGACTTAGACAAATATCACGTCTTTGAGGCTCTTCCTGGGCATTTTGATACAAAATATCCAAAATTAGTAAACTTCCTTCAGGAATATTATAAAACATTAGAAGAAGAAGGTGCCGCAACTGAAGCACTGAACGATCTCTTATTAAATCGAGATGTTACTGGCGCAAAGGTTGAACTCCTAGATTTTATCGCAAATGAACTTTTGATGGGCAAACCATATTATGAGTCATTCTCTGATAAAAGAACATCATTACAATATTCAAACTTATTATACCGATCAAAGGGAACTGAGTTTTCTATCAAACAGTTCTTCCGTGTATTCTACGGTCTTGATATTGAAGTTCGTTATGGAAAAGATGAAGTCTTTTACGTTGGCGATCCTAATAGAGAAGTAATGATATTTGAGGGAGGCGGTCAGTCAACTGGATACAATTTCCCATATACATTCAGAGGATCTGAAATCTTTGTATACTTGCAAGATAGTCAAGGTGAATATGTCACTTTAAGGCAAGACGTTGACTACATCAGAGAATTTAGCAGATCTAATATCAGACTACAACCAGTTGACAGCGCAGGGTTGTATCTTAACCCATTAACTCCTGCTTCTTTTGATTCTGCGGATAATCCTATTTATGACAGCGACAGTAGACTAACGTACTTTGGAAAAACTGGATATGTTCCTGACGGAAGTTCGTTAAAAATAGAATCTGTAAGAAGATCCTATTCAACTATTGGAACGGAAGTAACTTTAAAAAGAATTACTGACAACAAGTTCTATCAGTTGTATGGGATTTTGATTTCTACTCCAATCGGCGTTCCAGTTTGGAGAGAAGCATATAAAACTTTTGTCCACCCAGCTGGAATGTACCTTGCTGGTCAAGTACAAATTAATTCAATTTATGATTTTAATTTGGGTCCGCAACCATCGTTTATCGAACCACCGCCACCAGTAGAAGTATTTTCTACTGCGCAGGTTCTCAAGCGCAATGGTCGCGGTCTTTTCACCACTTCGCTTTCAGAGATTGGTCCAGGACCATATGGCGAACGTATTAGGACGCGAGTTAACGATATGTTCCATCCACGTAATGTTGCGGGATGGCACACTCAATATGGATCGATCTATCAGGCAGATCTGATTGAAGCAAGAACTTTGGACGATACTTATGCTGACTTATCGAACTCCATCAACTTGCTTGACGAAGGTAAGTGGTACTCATATGACTCGGATGGATCAGGTAACAGAGCTAATATTAAGTTCCCAATTACATTAGATTCTGGAAATAACCCAATACAATGGTTTATTGATGAATTAGATACCATACGAGATAATGATGCTGGTTTGCCAAAACCACGGACACTGAGAAATGCTTACGTCAACGGCGACAGTGATGGACGGGGTAATACCTCCGCGTTGGGACTAAACGCTCCTAATCTAATTCAATACGTGGAGTTTCCTCTGTTGCCGATAGATAGCGACGGAACTATTCATAATCCTAGCGGAACTTCTTGAGAACGAGTATAAATAACATTATAATTTACGGAACCTAAAAATGTCACACAGTACAACCAGACTAATTTTATTAAACGGAACCATCGCAAATGATGGTACGGGAGACACACTGCGCGATGCTGCTGATAAGATTAATGGAAATTTCCAAACTCTTTTTGCATTATTAGGCGAATCAGACGCAGCAAGTGGTTACTTTCATTTAGACTCTGATGGTAATATCATATTCGGCGATTCTGATGTAGGATCATACACAACTAAGTTAGTTGGTGATGTCGCGACTGGTAGTAATAAAACAATCACTTTACCAAATACGACTGGTACTGTAGTTCTAAAAAATACTACAGATACCCTAACAAATAAAACATTAACCAATCCTAGGATTGGTATGGTCCACGACAGCAATGGTAATCAGATTCTAGAGTTAAATGGTGTTACTTCTTCAACTCATTTTCTGAGGATAGATAACGGCGACTCCGCGAGCGCAGTAAAACTTTGCGTTGATAGTGACGCTGCTAGTGGATTAACCAATGTGGGTATAGACATTACTCCATTAAACGAAGGCGTGGTAAGTATAAATGGACCAATCGTACAAGCATCAGAAACTATATCAACTGTAACTGGTGCTGCGGATCCTATGGTTCCTATAACATTTATTAATCAGGTAAACCCATCGGCAATTTCTTGTTCAGACGGAACAGTACTAGGGCAGATGAAAAAGTTTATAAACATTAGTACTGGATATTCTACTATCACTCCTTCTAATTTTGGACCAGCGACTTCCATGGTTCTTAGAGGAAAACGTGGAGTAGAACTAATTTGGGGCGGTTCAGAATGGATGGCCATGGGTCTAGACTCTGACGACAACTTAAAACTTATACCATAAGAGAGTAGGGAAATGGTAGCAACAGTATCAGATTTCTTTAAAAGAGATATTCTTGAAAAAATTTATGAATCTTATCAAAACATAGGTAAGACAGCAGGAACCGACTCTGACAGATATTATCTGGGTATCGGTCGTGCTGAAATTTGGGATTCAACTGCAACCACTGGTGAATTAAATCCACCAGTACCAAATCCCTCAACAAACGAAACATTGAAATTTCAGGAAAGTCTACAATCTGTAAAATTGGTACCAGACGTTTCATACGTTGTTCCTAGGTATAATTGGATTGCGGGAAATCAATACAGTGCTTGGGATAATAACTTTAGTTCTAATACCACAGTAGGTCCTTCTGGTGATATTCAACATCCATATTATGTGATTACAGATGATAACAGCGTCTTTGTTTGTATTCAGCAAGGTAAAGATGTTAACGGAAATGTCAATAACTCGCAAAATAAACCAATTGCTGGTGACCCCCCAACCCAACTCTTCGTTGGCGCACAAGATGGTTATGTTTGGAAATTCTTGTTCACTATCGGTGCTACAGAAACCAGAAAATTCTTGACTTCGGCATATTTGCCAGTTGAAAAAATCTTGGATTCTAGTCAGGGTGGACCTGCTGCAGATGAACTTACAACGACCAGAGCAAACCAGTTAGCGATTCAAAAGGCATCAATTGATGGACAACTTATTGGTATCGCAGTAGATTCTGGGGGATCAGGTTATACCAGCGTTCCTACTGTAACTATTGTCGGCGAACCGATAAGAGGCAGATCTCTTGGGCATAAATTTAGGTCTGGAGATTCAGCACAAGCAATTGCTAAAATAGCGAATGGTAGAATTTATGAAATCGTTATGAAAGATTCTTCTACTGCTCCATATTTTACCTTCGGTAAAAATTATAGGCATGCTAGTATTTCAGTTTCAGGAGGCGGTGGCACTGGTGCCGTTCTTCGTGCTATTATTGATGGCGATTCTGGCATGGGAAGCAATCCAGTAGTTAATTTGAATTCATCTGCTATTATGTTCAACGCTACTTTGACTGGCGTAGAAAATAACGACTTTACTGTTCGAAACGATTTCCGCCAAGTTGGATTGATAAAGAACCCACAAAAAGATTCAGCAGAGTTTGGTAGTTTTGTTGGAGATTCTGAATTCAGCGATTTGACTGGACAAGTATACAAGAAATTATTTGTACAGGGAACAAGTGGATTTGCTGCTAACTTAACTGGAGACCAAATACTTACTCAGACTACCAGTAATGCCTCTTGTATTCTAGATTATTTTGATGCTACATATGATTCAGTTACCGCAATTGCGTATGTTCATCAAACTAGAGAGACAGGATTTAAGAGATTCGATAGTTCTAATAATATTCAATTTTTTGAAGGAACAAGTGCTTTGGGTACTGGAACTATCGTTGCCAATCCTAGTGGTCCTAATCTGCGCCCAGCGGAAGTCGATAGATTTTCTGGTGAAGTTATCTACATAGACAATAGAGTGAAAATTACTCGAGACGATGAACAAACTGAAGACGTTAAAATCGTTATCGACCTGTAAGGAATAAAAAATGCCTAATCCGTTTACTAATAATACTTTAAAAAACGACTATAAGGACGACTTCCTTGATAGCGCAGGATACTATCGTATTCTGTTTAACAGCGGACGTCCATTGCAGGCAAGAGAACTTACTCAGTTACAAACGATTCTACAAAATCAAATTACCAAATTCGCACAAAATGTTTTCCTAGATGGTGCTGCTGTAAGTCCTAAAGGTGCTGGCGCGGGTACAGATCTTCGGTCATATGTTATTGTAGACGAATTGCTTGACGATGTTGAGGATTATCTCGGCGCAGTCTTTACAGGAAGCAGTACTCATTCTAATAAAACTACAGGATTGGTATTTGTTTGTAGTCACGTTGAAGTCGCGAGCGGAGACGATCTTCCAGTGTTGTACGGAAGATATATCTCACAAGCATCTTCTGGCGCTTCATCTACTGATAACGTCGCCAATACTTTGTCTTTCTTAGATGAAGAAACTTTGACCAGTCCTGGATTGGTTAATCTAAAAGTGCATAAGCAAGGACCAGGAGAACCAACCTCCACTGGTAGAGGTGTAATCTTTACCATGGGCAGCGTTGATTTCTTCACTCAAGGGCACTTCGTCATCGCGCCCAAACAACAACGTGCTATTTCTAAACACACTCCACAAGCAAATGCTGATGTTGGATTTGAAATTGTACAAGATGTTGTTACTGCTCTTGATGACGAGGCACTTTATGATAATCAAGGCGCAAGACCTAATCTTTCTTCGCCAGGAGCAGATCGCTATAGAATTCGTCTTCTACTAACAACCAGAGATGAAATCGCTGATAAACTTGACTTTTTAGAATTCGCCAAAGTTAGAGAATCTAAAATTGTACAAATTAAATCAGGTACAGATAATTTTAATCAAATAGAAAAAAGAGCGGCGACTAGACATTCCGAGAGCTTGGGCGATTTTATTGTACACAAGCATAATTTAGAAATTTCTGAATGGGATGATTCTAACGGAGATTCTAAGAGACTTCGATATTTCATGCCAGCACCTAATGATCTAGGCGAAAACCCACTTGCTTATTTTGAGGGATTCCGTCTAGAGCAAGAACTCGATCAAATCTTATATGTAGAAAAACCAATCAGCACAACAACTGATTCGGGCATGAATACTGGCGTTAGTTTTAAAAATTATCTAGGTGTTAGAAACGATTCTGCTAATTCCTTCTTAGGTAATTGGACTCCAAGTAACATCAATCTTCTTACAAAACATTATTTGTACAACAGCAGTGACTCTGTAATAGGTAATGCTAGAATTAAATCAGTAGTAAACACTGGATACTTAAAAGATAGTGATGGTAGTGGTGTTGCAACTGCAAGAGGATTACCTAGACAAAGAGAAACCAACTATCGCGTTCATTTGATGGATATTCAAATGAAAGATGGGTATAATTTCCGTGCTGTCTCTAAAATCGGCGAGTATGGCACTTTAAATTCTGAAGTGATTCGTCCACTTCTAGAAGATCAACAAAATTATATACAAGGACCAGAAGAAAATACTTCATTGTTTGAAATTTCTTCACACAGAGTTAAAAGTGTTAGTGACGTTAATGTAACCGTACAGAGATATTTTACTGATGCTACTGGAGCAGGAACATCAATAGGAATTACTGCTGCTGCTTCTGAAGAGTTTGTTGATAAAGGTCAATGGACAATTATTAACATTACTGATAATCAAGAAGAATATGTGCCTGCTGCTAATATTACTGGAACTGGTAATGTTGCAACTGTTACTGGTCTTACAACTGGCAAAACTTATGTAATCTATGCTTATGTTGAAAAAGGTCAAAAATCTGGCGGATTAGTTGCTGATACCAAGAAGTACACCGAAGGTTGGTTTAAACTACGAAGATACACAGATTCCGTTGGCGACCGTTTCTTGGTTACTGGTCAAGCAGATGGTACTGCTTTGTCTGGATTATATGATGGAGTAAGATTGCTCGAGGCATATGATTCTGATTCAGATGGATCAGTTATCACCAACAACATTGTATTTGATGGCGGTCAAAGGGATAACTATTATGGTCCAATTTATTTGACGCCAAACAGAGGCGTCAGTAATCTAGTCGATTCTGTTCTCGCTAAAATTGGATACTTCACTTGGACTAGAAATGACGGATACTTCTCGCCTAATTCATATTTGTTAACGGACGCGGCATCTGCAACCACACAGTATCCTGAATTCGATTATGGTGATATTCCAACGTTCCTTTCTAAATTAGACGGCGAACCTTACCCATTGCACCAATACTTTGACTTCCGTTCCAAAATGGATCCTCTTGCAAGTTCTATATCAGCAGCTGATTACAATGAAATGCCAAGGGATGGCGGTTCGATAAGTCATGGTACTACTTTCTATAATAAGAGAATTGATGCGATTAACTTAACGTATGACGCAGTTACCTTTAAACCAAGGATCAACGTTGTTAAAGGTGATGAATCACTCTCTCCTGGTGTTAGAGGTGCCATGGACAAAAATATGAGACTGTTTAACGTCTTGTTGAATGGTAACACCAAATCAATTAACGATCTTATGGTTTCTCAGAACCGTTATCCTCGATACACTATGCGCGATGTTGATCGTTTGAGAACTCGAGTCGGTAGATTGGAAGAAACTGTTGCTCTTTCGTTCATCGAACAAGAAGCGCAAAATTTAATTGAACAAAATAGTAACAATACAATTCGTTCTAAGACTGGATTCTTCGTAGATGATTTCAGTTACGGATTAGCACTTGCTTCCTCTGAAGTTGGACCAAACTTCATAGACGATGAGTCTTGGATTACACAAACACTCGACACTTTAAAAGGCGAAATTCAACCAAAGCATACTAAGTTCTGGAACGATTTCTATTGGGATTCTGCTAATGCTTACAACGGATCTACCCTTGGAGGACCAAGAGCAAGCATACCTCAGTTGAACAACGTTGTTAGGCGTGGCGATATGCTAATGCTTGACTATGTAGAAGTTTTGGATTCTGCCTTAACGCAAGAAGTAATTTCTTGGAGAACGCCATATTCTTATGAAGAGCGTGGATATTATAACGTAAACCCATTTAATGTGTTTGCTGGTGAAGGTAATCTTAAAGTCACCCCTTCAAGAGATTTTTGGGTTGACCATTACAGACTACCAGATCGAAGTGTTACTAACGAAACAATTTATATTAAACTTAATGATTTGTCAGCATATGTACCAAGAACTTGGACATCTACTTTCGTATCAACTAGAACTACTGTTCGTGATTTAGGCGGTCGTAGGATCAATGAGCAAGGGCGAGTCGAACGAGAAGTTGAACGAACAACCACTACTCGTCGACTTACGCAGAGAACTACGGAACGTGTTCGAACCAGAGTAGTAAGCGATCAAATCGAAACATTTGAAGATGATAAAATCATCGATGTTAGTACTGTGCCTTTTATAAGGAACCGTCGAGTTTTGGGTAAAGCAGAAGGTCTACGCCCAGACACTCGCTTCTGGTTATATTTTGATGGTATTAGAATGGATCAATGGGTTCTTAGCAGAACAGAGGGATCTTATACTACTCTCTTGGCTCAACGGGCGCATCAAACCCAATATCCTACGAGTTGGACGACTATAAAAAGACATCCAAACTCCCTAGGAGTTAGTAACGAGAACGCATTGTTTTCAGATGCTAATGGTAATTTGTATTTCGATTTATTTATTCCTAATACAGCAACCATACCTATTCCTAAATCTGACGTATTCCCTTATGAGGAAGAACTGGATACTTGGGTTAAAAAGGTAAAAGAAGGTGTTGCCCTTTATGGAGCAGGTTCGCCACAAGTTTATGACTACGCAGGTTGGAAATTCAGGATCGGCACTCGGGAAATAAAACTCCTTGATATTTCTTCAGGCATAAACGCGGACGCTCTTTCTAGAGCGAAAACAAAATATGCTGCTGCTGGTAGAGCAATTACTAGAAGAAAGGATATTATCAGCACGCGAGTAGTAAGGTCTGAAGATTACATTGATACAGTAAGTGGAATTCTTGAATCAGAAACTATTGACTCACAAACTACAGTAGTTTGGCAACCATATGACCCACTCGCGCAAACTTTCTCGCTTGTAGGATCTTCTATGACGGACGGTGCTTTTGTGACAAAAGTAGATATATTTTTGCGATCAGCACCACCTCCAGGCAAACCACAAATTCCAATACAACTACAAATTAGAGATGTGGTAAACGGTACGCCTGTAAATGCACCTATAAGTGAACAACATTGCGTATACAGATCTGCTGCTGATGTTTATGCTATAGTTAACAACATTCCCAATGTAACTGATCCTGATGAAGGAACTTTAAATGACATCTTGTCTAATCCAGTTACGTTTGAGTTCCCAGAACCAATTTACATTCGTGCGGGTAAAGAGTATGCTATTTGTTTGTTATCAGATTGCGATGATTACCAAGCATTTATTGCTACCACATACGACTTGATTATTGGTAGAACAGATAAGAGAGTTAGTAAGCAACCAGCGACAGGATCTTTGTTCCTGTCACAAAACGGTTCTTCATGGACTCCAAAACAGAATCAAGATTTGGCGTTTAGAATCTATACTGCGAAATTCAAAAATTCTGGTAATGTTAACTTCTACAATCAACCTAATTTTAGAACGCATCACAACTATGCTACTAGCATGAGAGTTGACTCTGATGACTTGAATAGATTCCGCGTTGATCATTTCTATCACAATCTTTTGGACGGTGATAAAGTCCTTATTGAGGGATTGGGCGCAGCAACTAACTATAATGGCGTTACTGGCGCATCGATCATGGATACTGCTAACGTAGTTGTTGATCCAGATATTACTGGATATTATGTTGCAATTGATGATGGATCTACGTTTACTAGCACAGGAAAATTTGGTGCTGATTCTGTGACTTCGCTTTCAGCATGTAACATAGATAGATTCAATTGGAACATATCCGATGTCAATTTTACAGGAACAAGTATCAGATATGAAGCCAGTTTCGTAAGCGGATTTTCTCATGGACAAGTTGGATTATCAACAGCAACTCAAGACACGCGATTTAACATTGATGATGCTGCTTCAACAGGAACTAATGGAAACGGTAGGTTTACTTTAACTCCGTTTGAAACAATCTACTTTGATAATCCAAGATATTTGGCCAACAGTGATCAAACAGTTAATCCGTCTCAATTGAACGGTCAACCATCTATTGTGGTAACCACTTCAATGCAAACTTCACAGGTATCCAACTTTGGTGGTCCGAGAGCACAGACTTTCAAATCATCGGGTTATGTTTCTGACGTGACGCCTATCATCGACATACAGGGTGTTGGTGCTATGATGATGAATTACCTGATTGATAACCAAGCTGATAATGGAGTAGCAACTACCATTAGGAATGCGCCAACGGATTATGTTGCTGAAACTAATCCGCTTTCAGGTACGACGCCATCTAAACACATCACTAAACCAGTTGTTCTGCCAGAGGCAGGTAATGGTTTAAGGATTATTATTAAGATGCACGTACCACCTCAAGCAGATTTCGACACATACTATAGAACAACTACAGGTTCGGATGACGACATTTATAGCAGAAACTGGATTCAACTTAGTGCAGAAAATGATCCATCTAAAGATCTCTATGTACAAGGTTCTGGCGAACTGTCTTATAGCGAATACCGATACTTGGTTGGCGGTGTAGATGGCGACTTGCCTGATTTCAGACAATTCCAAGTTAAAGTAGTTCTGAGATCTAGAAACAGTTGTCAGATTCCTATTATTAGAGACATCAAAGCGATTGCATTGATATGATAAATAGAAAAGGATATGTTACTGTTGAGGGGTACACTGGTCTAGTAAAGGACATGTCAACAGGAGCAATACTAAATACAAACAGTGAAGAGATTCGCCGAGCACGTGAATCTAAAAAGCGTATGCTCGAAAAGAGAGAAGCAGAACAGGCAATGCAAAACGACGTTGCCCAACTAAAGCAAGAGTTTTCAGAACTCAAAGACCTAATAAGAACAATGATAGAGAAGCAGCAGAATGGCTAACAATCAATTTCATGATAGCGATCATCCTCTATTTCAAACGACGGATACGTTTCAACAATTAATTAACGATCTTAACCATTTCGGTAATATTGTTGACTCGGATATGAAGTATCTGGATTCTGCTTTAGGACCAGAAACTTCAGGTTATTTGGGCAAGTTGAGGGGACTGGACGATTTTACTGCTAACACCGTCACAGACGCTTTGAACGAACTTGATAGCGACTTACACGGAGTAGGTGGCGGTAATTTTAAAGCAGATACGAATACAGCATATAAGACTGTAACTGACGCTATCAACGAGATTGAACGAGTGTTCGATGCTTCCTCTGGTGAGATTTTGTATCCTACTGGCGATGTTACTGAAACTGAAAATCGTTTATTGATCAGCACTGCGCAATCTGGTGGTCAAAGAATTGAACTCAGAGCAGGGCATAATATTTTCTTAGATGCAGTAAACGATGTTATCATTGATGCTGGCGGTGCTAATATTACTTTCAAAGATGATAGTGCCATTCGTTTCGATTTTCAAATGGGAGCGAATCAAGAGATAGATGTTCCGACGGGTAATTTAACTGTTGACGTCGCCGGAGATATTACTCTTGATGCAGGTGGTGCTGACATTGACATGCAAGTTGCTACAGTATCTAGAGTTAAACATTCTCTCGGCGCAACTAACACTGTAACAGTAAACGGAAACTACACCGTTGACGTTGCCGGAAATGTTGTCATTGATACTAGTACTGGTTCTCTTTCTCTTAAAGATGATGGCGCAAATGCTATAGTCTACTCCTTAGACCCAGCAGGAACTAACACTGCGACTGTAACAGGAAACTTAACATATGATGTTTCCGGCGACATCACTCTTGATGCTAACGGTGACGACTTTATATTTAAAGATGGAACGACTGAGCGATTTAGATTAAACGCTGATGCTGCTCCTAATATGACGATTACAGGAACCGCTGCTAGTATTACTAATACAGCAGGCGATTTCACAATAAATGCTTATCAATCTTTTGTCCTCAATACAAATGCTGGAACCAAGAGTTGGGACATTGATACTGATACCATCACTCATACTGGAGATGCCATACTTGATGTTTCGGGAGATATTACACTTGATGCGGATGGTGGTGATGTATACCTGAAAGACGGTGGAACCACAAACTATCAATTTGCTACAAATGGTACGATATCACGTACAGGTGATCTTATATTTGACATATCTGGTGATATTACACTGGATGCGGACGGAAACGACATCGTATTCAAAAATGGCGCAGGTGCTGATCAAGTAACGCACACTCTTGCAGACAATGCTGATTACTCAGTAACATATCCTAGTAATGTAACACATACGCAAAGTGCTGGTAGTTTGACGTTTGATACTCCTGGCGATATTACGTTAGATGCTGATGGTGCAGATATCTTCTTCAAGGACGCTGGCACTACTCGTATTCAACATACCATGGGCGCAACTAATACCGTTGCGGTCACAGGAAACTACACCTTAGATGTTTCTGGTGATATTGCATTAGATGCTGATGGCGGTGATGTTTTCTTAAAAGATGCTGGTACTCAATTTGCTGCTTTTACAAATACTTCTGGTAATTTGATCCTAAAATCTGGCACAACTACTGCAATGACATTTTCTGGCGCGAATGTTACGGTTGCAGGTAGTATTACAATGCCTTCAAGTGGCACTGGTTCGCCAATCACTACAACAAAAACAGTAGACGGCGCATTATCAGATATTAATAGTAGAATACCAAATGTGTACGACCGTAATGGTATATTACTGAATCCATTGCCGTAAGGACTGGACATGACTGCTTTTAGTACAGTCCCATTAAAACTACTAAATTCTAATGGCGACTTGAAACAATTAACATCCGCAGAAGAACTAGTTCTTTCTGAACTTGGATGTCTCAAAATAGTTTCACAATATGATTCAGCAGGTGCGCGATACAGTGGATCTTTAACAACCACAAACACTGCTTTAGATTCAGATGTTGGTCCTGCACAATTTACAAACACATTCTATAATCAACCAGTCGGAACACACCCAGCATCTTCATTGTCTATAGGATCTGTTTCATATCCTCTCAGACAAATGCTAGACTCTGTTGATGATTTGCCTTGGAACAGTTCAACTGTAGACGTAGTCGCGACTGATAGCGATGGCGATCTGTATGTAATGGATTCTGCTTCTTTCGAGACACTCAGTATAAGAATAGCAGAGCAATCCGTTTCCAATGAATTCCCTGGATCTTTTAGACTTTCGAAAAACCCACCTGCTACTGGTTGGCAAATTTGGCTTCCAAACATATACACTGATACAAAATCCTCTGGCGGTCCAACTGAAACTTATAGTATCTGGAGAAAAGAATCTTCTAGTTTAACTGAGACAATAAATCCGTTAAAACATAACGGTGGGATTAATTTTCAAGAGTCGACAGATAGCGAAACATCAATACTTGCTGCCTCTATGATCAAATATGGGTTTGAAAAAGGTGGTATTGGCGAGTGTCAATTGAGAACATCTGCTCAAGGTGCGCCAACTGCTTCTGGAACTTGGGAAGCACGCGGTACAGCAGTAGACACTCGGTACACAACACAAAATCTTCAATATACCAGTGCATATTTTTCTGGTCCTCAGTTTACAGGCACTTTTTCTAGTCAATTTACTGGTGTATATGTTGGGTATTCTACAACAGTTACTCCAGCAAATTTTAGTGGTGTTCGAACTGTAAACTTTTCAGGTACTAGAGCACAACCAGCAAACTTTGCAGGAACAAGGACTGTAGGTGGCACTACAGAATATTCTGGTGTTAGAGATGTAAACTTTAGTGGTGTTCGAACTGTAAACTTTGCTGGCGTTAGAGACGCAACTTTCTCTGGTGTTAGAACTGTAAGTTCTGTTTCGCCTGTGCCAGCACAGTTTTCTGGACCTCAACCAGCAAACTTTTCTGGAGTTAGAGATGTCACACAACCTGGAAATTTCGTAGGTGGTGTTGCCATTTATGGTGGAGATAGACAATTTCAGTGGGTTGGGACCAGATCAGTATTGCCTGCATTTGGTGGATATAGAAACCCCTTTGTAGGATTCTATACCAGTAGCTACCAATATTTTACAGGAAATTATGCTGGTCCTCTCAATGACGCTGGATATGGACCAGACTCCCCTATCAATCAATTTTCTGGTGTTGGATATTGGGCAGGAACTAGAGTTGTTCCCCAACCTGGAAATTTTGCTGGTGTTGTAACAGCACAGTTTACGGGCACAGTAGCATCGAATTTTGCAAGTTCACAACCAGGAAACTTTTCTGGGCCACAACCAGGAAACTTTTCTGGGACACAACCAGCAAACTTTGTTGGTCCACAACCAGCAAACTTCGTTGGCGGTACAGGAAGTTTTACTGGTGTTGCAACTTATAGCGGTACTAGAAGTTCAAATTTCTCTGGTGTTGCCCAAGTTAATTTTTCTGGTGCTAGAGCAGCAAATTTTTCTGGAAGTAGAACTTATTCTACAAGTTACACTGCTCCTAGTAACTTTGTCTCTCTTCCTATCAACTTCGCCTCTGCTCCAGCGAACTATACAGGTGGTGTTGCCATTTATGGCGGAGATAGACAATTTGAGTGGGCTGGGACCAGATCAGTATTGCCTGCATTTGGTGGATATAGAAACCCCTTTGTAGGATTCTATACTTCTTCTTATCAATATTGGTCAGCAAATTATGCTGGTCCTCTCAATGACGCTGGATATGGACCAGACTCCCCTATCAATCAATTTTCTGGTATAGGGTATTGGTCTGGTACAAGAAATTTTTCAGGAATTAGGAATTTTTCAGGCGTTAGGAGTTTTTCTGGTAGTAGAACTTATTCTACGAACTTTGGCGGAAGTGTTCCTTCAAACTTTTTAGGACCACAACCAACAAACTTTTCTGGTGTCAGGCCAGGGAATTTTAGTTCTCCTACGAACTACTCAGGAACAAGAGTTGTTCCTGGAAATTTCTCAGGCACAGTTATTGTTCCTGGTAATTTTGCAGGTCCACAACCAGGAAATTTCGCAGGTACTATCACCCAGAACTTTATTGGTTACTATTCAGGACAATATACTGGTAATTTCACTAGTCAATTTTCTGCACAATATAGTGCCCAATACACAGGAGAAACTTTGGTTGCAGTTAGTGCAGACATTGAAACTTATACCTTATATGTAAGAGTAGGTGTATAATAATTTTATCATAGGAGATTATGATGGCAACAAGAAAATGGTTAGATAATGCTTTTTGGCACAATGATGAGAAAGAAATCGCTGAAGCGATTTTAGTTATCACTGATGATGAAGGGCGCAACATAAACCAAGTAGTAACTGTTCGCAAGTTCGACCAGAATGAAAGCATTAATCCTGATTGGGAGGAACTTATCTCACAGGTTTCTGTCGAACAAATAGATAAAAATACTGCTGAAAGAAAAGAAAGAAAAGAAAAAGAAGCAGAAATTCATGCTCAACGTAAAAAAGCAGAAGAACAGGCAAGAGAACTTGAACAACTATTTGATGCTAAAATTAAAATTTTAGAAATTGATCAAATAAAGAATACTGAGAATAAAGAATTGAAGTCTAAACTTAGACGGGCAAAGAACGTAGTAGAGATGAATCTCTATGCTCAATTAATAATGATGGAAGAACTTGGTATTGCGGTTGTAAAAAGTGAATAATGGATATTTGATTGTTGCTTCAAATGAATACTACTATTATCCTTGGGCATGCATGCTCATGGAAGAAATAAAAGATTGGTATCCTGAAGCAAAAATTTGTTTTGTTACTGAAGAGAAATTTCTTGACGGTAGGGAAAAAATAGCAGATCATTTATTAATCGGTCCAAGTCATCGAAGAACTAAAATGTGGGGGATGGCTAGATCTCCCTTCGATAAAACGTTTTACATGGACGCCGATATGAATATTATTGGTCCTGGGATTGAAACGGTTTTTGATGAACTTGGAGACAATGATGTACTATTCCCGCAAATAACTCCAGAAAGAATGTACATGTTTAATGGAGGAGATTTCCCAGGAGGAGAGTTCAAACTTTGCGGTGCTTGCTGCCTTTATAATAGTTCTAAACCTCGTGTAATGCAGTTTATGCAATACTGGTTTGATTTATTTGTGAAGCAACAAGCAAAAGAATGGTGGCCCACAGACGAAGCAGGAAACTGGGATACACATAACTATCCCCACGAGAATCATATATGGGACCAGTTTACTCTTTGGTGGATGACAGAAAAGATGCCAGAGTGGAAGGATGTAAAGGTTTCCACGTTTGAAAAAGATTATCGGTGGAATTATTGGGCATTAACTGATCGAACTAAAGAACCTCTTACTGATGACGTTGTTGTCTTCCATCGATCATGCCAAGCTGATAGAGAAGTCTATCAACCTTCTTCTGTATAAATAGATTAATAAATTCATCAGTATAGCAGATAGTCATGGCAAAACCATACGAACTACCTATAGTCCAAAAAGACGCTTCTGGTAATCTCCAGAGAGCGACTGCTACCAATGAAAACTATTTGGCGTTCAAGGCAGGAGTCCATCTAGCAGGAACAGCAGATCATGGTGGTACACTTAGATCTTCTTCAGTTTCTAATGATACGGCGATTGGTTCTTTTACCAACACTTTTTATAATGAGCCAGTAGGTACTCATCCTGGATCTTCTCTTAGCATTGGTTCTACAACCACTACCTTGTACCAACGTTCTGGAAGTGCTAGTATAACTCTAGACGATACTGTTAATTTTCGTCGCCCAGTATATGAAACTTCTGCACAAATTCACGACTTTGATAATGACCAAATGCATGATCTTTCACATGCACTGAGGTCTATATTAGTAAGTAATGAATATCCTGGTTCATATAGACTTGCCTCTTCAGCACCTAGTGGAGATTGGTCTGCTCATCTAACAAATATTTTTTCAGATACTACCACTGATGGCACAGTAACTAACTACACTATTTGGGAAAGACAAACAGGCACAGCGCCAACTAAGTGTAATGCCATACACATTAAACGTGGTAGTTATGGCGCATATCCTCTTGCTGCCTATGACGGCGGTCTTGAGGCGATGTCTGATACCGAACAATCCACAACATTCGGTCAAATCCTAAGCAGACATTTCGTTCACGGAGATGTCGGAACATATGAACTACGTTCGTCAGCGCAAGGTGCTCCTGTCGCTACAGGGACTTGGGAAGCACGTGGTACAGCGGTAGATACTCGATATACTACTGCATCTCAGAACTATGCTGGTGATAGAAGTTATTCCTCTCAGTATACTGGACCTCAAAATTACAGCGGTGTCAGAGATGTTAACTTCCTTGGCGTCAGAAATGTTAACTTTGGTGGTGTCAGAGATGTTAACTTCCTTGGCATCAGAAATGTTAACTTTGGTGGTGTCAGAGATGTATCTTTTAGTGGTCCTCGAGCAGCGAATTTCACTGGACCGCAACCAGCTAATTTCGTTGGACCTCAACCAAATAATTTCGTTGGACCTCAACCAATAAACTTTGTTGGACCCCAACCAGCAAACTTTACTGGACCTCAACCAGCAAACTTTGCTGGACCGACACCAACCAACTATGGTGGCGTCAGAAATGTTAACTTTGGTGGCGTCAGAGATGTTAACTACCTTGGCGTCAGAGATGTTAACTACCTTGGCGTAAGAACTATAAATTACCTTGGTGTCAGAAATGTTAACTTTGCTGGTTTTGTTAATGTAAACTATGTTGGACCTCAACCAGCAAACTTTGCAGGCACTGCATCTCAACCTGGAAATTTTGCTGGAGTTGTAACTGTAAACTTTGCTGGCACTAGATCTGTAGCTCAACCTGGAACTTTTGCAGGTGGTGTTGCCATTTATGGTGGAGATAGGCAATTTCAGTGGGTTGGGACCAGACGAGTATTGCCTGCATTTGGTGGATATAGAAACCCCTATGTAGGATTCTATACCAGTAGCTACCAATATTTTACAGGAAATTATGCTGGTCCTCTCAATGACGCTGGATATGGACCAGACT